CTGATAAAAGTGATTTGCAATCGCATCAGGGTTCATAGCTGTAAATAAGGATTTGTGATATCCGGCCGCATCATTCATTTCATTTTTATCATTCAAGAACTTCTTGACAAAATTTGTGATGTCGGATTGACTCTCCTTAACTTTATCTGCGTTGTTAACTTTGAAACGAAATTTCTTTTCACCAACACTGAAATCAAAACCTTTGAAATCGTTGGAAAAAAGCTTTTCTGTTTTAGTATTAAACGTAGATTGTTGTTGTGCAGCTATTTTAGTTGCCTCCTCGTTGTCTTTTTTATAGCGATTAAAAAACTCAACCGCTTTTGTTTGTTCTGGATTTAATTTAGATCCAGCTTTAACTTCTTTATAGTATTTGGTTTTTAAACCTTCTAAGTGACTTTTAGCTTTAGCTACTTCTTCTTTGTATGCTAATTTTGCTTTTCTAACCTCTCTCTCTTCATCTAACTCCTCGTCATAAGAAAAGTCTTCCATGAGGACATCAATATCTTCTTTGTCAAGATATGGTTTGGTGTTCTCGTAATATTCTCTTAATAATTGCGTTTCATTTAATGAAGCGTAATCCGTGTTAAGCTTTACATAATCCTCCAGGCTTCCCCCGGTCTCATCCATAAACTCAACCACTTTTTGTATATTTTCTGGTAATTCAATACCAGCATCCGCTTCAACTATAGCCTGCTCAACTTGTTCGTTTAGTTCCTCTACTTGATCTGTTATTTCTTCAATAACGGATTCCTCAGCTTGAACGGGCTGTTCTTCATTTTGGATGGGCTCCCGTACTTCTTCAACCACTTCTTCGCTACTTGGCGGGTTTTCGGGTTGCTCGAGAGGAGCATCGCTTGCATTTGTTTCTTGTTCTGGAACGGCATCTTCTTTTGGTTTACTAAGCTCGTCTAAATTAACCTTAATAACGCCTTCGTCGTAAGACATTGGGTTTTGCTCTACTGCAGTTGTTTCTTCAACGACTGGAGTTTCTTGTTGTGTTTCTTCTGACATGATAAAATATTATATAATTATTACTATTATTATTACCTAGGATCAAAGGAACCTAGGTCGAAATCCCCGCTAAGTATATCGTTTCCACTGGATTCGAAGTTTCTAGGAGGCAAATCATTCTTTCTTTGATTTATTAATTCACTCTGTTGTGTTGCTTGCAATTTAGTTCGATCGTCTTTTCTATCTTCTTTTTCTGCTAGTTCAGACTTTCTACCTTGAACCTCAACTCCCTTAAGCTGCATGTTCATTGAAAATTCTAGTTGCATTAACTCTTTCTTTAAAGCAGCTTCTTGCATTAATCTTTGAGCATCAATTTGTGCTTTAGCTTGTTCAAAAGAAACTTTTTGCTGAGTTAAAGCTTGTTGCTTTTGCACCTCTGCCATCGCAGCCGCTTCTGTTGCTTGAGCGTTAGCCTGTGCTTGAGCTTGCATATTTTGTTGTTGCATCTGCTGATCTAGCATTTGCTTTTCTTTCTTCCTTACTTTTAATAACTGATTAGCTAGCTTTATGTTTTTTATATCTCTTAAATCAATTGCGTCTGACAAATCAATCATACCCGCTGCAACCGCAGCTTGTATATTATTCTCAAGAACTGCTTTCTCTTCTTCATCTGGTGATAATTCTATAAATATACCAAAATCATATAAATATAAATTAGACATTTCCTCCAATACAGCTACGTTCTGGTTGCCTATCTTATGTATAAAAGCTTCCCTGGTTGGAGAGTACTCTATTATATCAGATATTCTTAACGATAAATTATCGCATAAATCCGATGTTAAAAATAAACTACCGTTTAGTATATGCCTAGTTGCCGTATTAGAATTAGCTGCCGCAAGTTTTTGAACACCCACTAAAGCTCTAGCATCTGGTGTTGTTCCATCTCTTGCTTCGTTAAGGCCAGTTACATCTCTTATCATTTGCAAATAATAATTATATGTAGCTATTAAACTTTGAAGCTTTGCTCCGCCTGAACCTGTTTGTAATTCCTGTATAGGTACTTTGCCAGGATTCATATCTCCCTCTTGCGTAAATGATCTACCAATAACAGAACCTGTTTGGAAAAACATATTCAACGCTTCTTGGGGATTATAATTTGTACCATTACCTAAGTCAACTTCAGCTAAACCATCAGCGTCTAAGTAAACACCGTCAGGCACCATTCTAGACATTACTTGCTGAAGCTTCAAATGCGTAAGCTGAATCATATCCGCAAACCCTGTTATACGCGATACGATGCTCTCTATTCGACCTTTATACATTCTAGGCGCTACTATACTATAATTCATTTTAACCTTCGTATAGTCGCTCTTTGGCCTTATCATATTTTTAGCCATTTCCCATTTAAGCATCTTACCTCCTAATACTTTTACTCCTTCGTATAAAACCTCTAGGGATTGAGAAGCTTTTGATATTCCGTACTCCTCCATCAATTCTGGCGGCGGATTAAAATCATCGCTTTTAGGTATAGTTTTTTCAGCTCCTGTTGCTGTTTCTTTTACTTTATAAACATCATTAGCAAAAGTCTTGTAATTAAAGTACAATATTTGTACAGTGTTTGAATCGTCCTCGTCATAGTTAGTCAGCGTGCGGTCATAAAAGCCGTTATTATTGTATGACTGACTTGATATTTCAGATAAATCGTCATTAGTAAGACCAGGAAATTCTTTTTTAAGCTCGTTTAAATGAACTCTTCTAATTTCACCTACATAATATATATCATCAAAATAAGGTGATTCAGTATATGACCAAACTAAGTTGACAGGATCAACGTATTCAACCTTAACTCCTTCTGCTTTAGAGAATGAATTCTTAACAGCCCCTATACCTATAGTGGTTAAATCGTAATTACATCTTCTTTTTATTAAATCATACTTATTGCCCTCTAATAAAACATTAAGCGCTTGTTCTTCGGCTAATTCTACTTGTTGCTTATAGCTAAGCTGCATGTGTAAATCGAGCTCTTCTTTGTTCTTTGGTAAAGTCTCTTGATCTGTTTCAAATAAATTAACCCCAAATTCAGCTGCTGCAAACTCGTTTATCTCTTTAGTTTGCATATCTCTTATGATAGCTTCCATGTATCTTGTACGTTTCTCAACGCCGTATGGATCTTGCGAATAAGCTTTTATGTCAAAAGTTCTTTCTGACATTCCGTTTACTACTATATCTACAAACTTGGGTATAACCGGAACAGGCTTCCAATCTAAATTCAAATACGACAAGTCACCATTGATAGACAGCTCATCTTTATATTTTTGTATTCCTTGTTCGCCTCTTGCATACAATCTAAGATTGTGAAAAGTGTTTTGATTACTTTTAAACCTACCTAGGCCGTTATCGGTTTTGAACCACTCGTTCTCTATAGCTCTACCGATAGATGTACCATAATCTAGTGACATCTTTTCTTCATCGCTCGCTATTTGGCTCGGAAAATAACTTGTTATAACTGACTCAGCCATATTTTTATTTTTCTATTATTTTGGAAAACGCACCTGAATTGGTGTATTTAGCTATTCTTAAATTTAATTTTCTTTTTTCTAGTTGAGGCACGGGGCGGTATAAATTCCTATTGCAAGCCATAATGGCGAGACCAGAACTTATAGCAGCATCAAACTTTGTTCTTTTGTTTATGTCAAACTTTGACCAATCGTTTAAAGTTTCATTAAAGTACATTGTACCGTATTGCCCGTCACTCTTTAATCCTACGTGTTGATCTATATAAGATTCAATTGCCGCAGCGTGTGCTTGTTTTATATCTTCACTTGAATTAGGTATTCCGCCTATTTCTTTTTCTGTTACGGATAACTTGTTCCATATTTTATCGGGTCTGTTCATTGAGTACCCTCTATAACCTCTTCTTTTAAAATAATAAAGCAACCTTGGCTTGTTGTTCTCACATAATAAAGGCATCCCGTAAAATACACATGCCATTAATACATCTTCAAAAAACATCTCAGCTGTTTGAGGTCTTGCTACGTATTCAAGGAAAAAAGTATTAGGCGGATGATCTTCTAAGCTAAACTTAGTTAACCCATGCAAAGCCCCCTTTGAACCTCTACCATCAGTTGTGCCTGATATATCGTAACTATCACATCCGAATGCACCCATGTGATCATTACCCGGGCTTTTCATATTGTTTTTAATTACTTGTTTATTTTGTAATGCAACTGTAGGCACCCAAGATAATTTAAACCTACCGTTAGGATTTGGCGTAAATCTAACTTTAGTGTCTTTTATTCCGTTCTCCCAACTAAAGCTTCCTGTTGTTATTACATTAGAATTGCTTAAGTCTTCGTTGTAGTCTATTTGCTCGTATATTTTAACTAAATTAAATATACTGTTTTTAGTCTCATCTCTAAATGCGTGCTCCTCTGTCCTAGGGAATTGTCTATAAAATTCATTAAGAGCATCTTGGTCTCCTTTTAATCCTTCTACTTCATTATTCCAATGCTCTATTACCCCTTGGTCTATTTGTTCCCCGTGAGGGCCAACACAATCTTCTGGTGGCTTGTCGAAGACAGGCATTCCAAAAGAATCAATGAATCCTTCGTAGTTCCATTCCATAGGTATGAACAAAGAATAGAGTCCTGACTTGGTTTGTCCATTTCTGTTTCTTTTTAAAACATTAGAATCGTTGAATAACTTTTTGAAATTTTCACCTCCCTTATCTAAAGCGTTTGATGTTGATCCCATCATACACTTACCAATAATTCTGCTTCCTAATCTTAGCGTTGTTTTCGTAACCCTCCAGTTGTTGAGGATGTTGTCCGGCTTCTCCCATTTACCCGATTCATCATGGACGAGGAGTTTAAGCTTCTCCCCATCGTAGGAGTTGTCGCCCGTATTCTTCCAGTCGATAGTGGTATCGAGACCCTCGAGGAGTTCCTGATCTTGTTTATTTTGTATGGATTTTCTAGTGAGTCTACTGGCTGGTATTCTATAGGCAAGTTCTGTCTTGGGCCTGTCCATACCGTCCTGGATCGGTTTGAAAAAGAAGGGATAGTTGACGGAAATAGGTACGACCTTATCTGTGAACATCTTTTTAGCATCGGCACCAGATTTGGACAATATGCCGAACCGTGAA